ACTACTTATGACAGGGCCGGAAAATTAGATGTATTTACTAATATTCGGTATTTGGATTATATTGCGTAATGGCTGCGAGGAAAAGAGGTAAGAAAAAAGATTCAAGATTAAAAAAGGCAGGAGTAGCAGGCTACAACAAGCCAAAGCGTACTCCTAGCCATCCGAAAAAGTCACACATTGTTGTGGCCAAAGTAGGAAGTAAGGTCAAGACTATTCGTTTTGGCCAGCAAGGAGCAAAAACTGCAGGGAAGCCTAAAAGGGGAGAAAGTGCACGTATGAAAAAGAAGCGTGCTTCATTCAAAGCCCGACACCGCATAAACATTGCTCGAGGCAAGATGAGTGCGGCATACTGGGCAAATAAAGTAAAATGGTAGGAGGTACTATGAAATATTTTTTAGCTCTGCTAGCTATTATCTCAACCACTGTAGCAGCAGAAACCGTTATCAACTACGATGATGGATCAACGTACACGCTTAAGGAAGGGCAAGAAATCTATGTCAGTCCCAAATCTAGTACTCTCTTTAAGAGAAGGGTTATGGGTAATAAAGATACTTTCTTTACTGCTCAAAAGCCTTGGACATCTAGAGACTACGTACCAGAACCACAGGATCCTTTTCAACCCGGGTCTCATGAATGGTGCAAAGCCTATGTTCCTTGGAGCGAAGGTTTGACCTTTGACATGATTACGTGGCAACGGTATTGCGATACTGATAATGATGGAAAATATGGATGTGGAGATACTAATTTCGACTCATCCGAAGAGGGGAGTGTCTGCTCTCTGTAGAGATATACCATGGCAGATGAAGAAGTAGTAACAGCGGATAAAGAAGTTGTTAGAAGAATGGACATAAATGGCGATGGTCATTTGTCCAAAGAAGAATACGAAATGGAACTGGAGTTTCGACGAAGGGAGTTAGAAGATGCCGATGCAATGCGAGATGCCCAAAGAAACATGGCTTGGTTTGCTTTGCTTGGCATGTTGGTATATCCTTTCGCTGTTGTTGCTGCTCAAGTTGCTGGGTATGAGCATGCCGCTGATGTCCTTGGAGACATGGCCCCGACCTATTTTGTGGCTGTAGCGGGTCTTGTTGCAGCATTCTTCGGAGCTACTGCTTGGAGTAAAAAGTGATTCTTGATCTGATGGTAACATTTTGGCAGCCAGTAGTTGTGGCTGCCATTATTCTTATAGGTTTTGTGATTAGTATTTTTGACGGACAAGGAGAGTCTCGTGTAAACTTTAAGTATACAGAAATGCCAATCATGAGACCTATATTAATTGATACTGCAACTAAAAAATTCTGGGGTTCAATTTGGCTATGGCTGACTGGAACTCGACGATGGGAAACTGTAGAAGATTTTTACTTTTTCCTAAACGGAGAAGAGTATGTTATTGAAAAGGGTTTTGAATTCGATGGTGCATCAGTACCTAAGTTTCTTGCAATGTGGCTTTCGCCCGTTGGAGTCTTGCTTATGGGTGGTCTTGTTCACGATTATGGGTATAAATACGCTGAACTGGTAAAATCAAAAAACAAGGAAACTGTAGCAAAAACACAAAAAGAAATGGATATTCTTTTTCGAGATATTTGTATAGAGCAGAACGGATTCAAAGTATTAAATTATTTGGCCTACTGGTCGTTAGGACTATGTGGGTTCCTCGCTTGGAATAGGCATAGAAAAAATGACTAATATTGAACAAAAGCAAGAAGAAGAGTTAGTAACTGTTGGCCTTTGGGCAAAAATTAAACATTGGTGGCGTACACTTATACGGGAAGAATGGGAATTAACAGTCTTCTTTCCCGGAGAGGTAAAATTTTTAGAGGACGGTTCACGAATAGAAACTGGAGCCCCTAAAACTTATAGAGCAAAGGAGTTGAAAAAGATTTCTACTACTCATATAATTTTTGTAGATTTGCTCGGTGTAAAACATGAAATAAAAGTTGTAAATCCTGTGGGCTATGATTTAAGGAAGATATACTAATGTTAGGACTAATAAAAGCTATGCCACTTATGTTAGTTGTAGCTGGAGGTGCATATGCATACCATACTACAACTGTGAGCAAGGCAGAAGCAACAATTGCACAGCTTGAAGCAAATAATGTAACTTTAAAACAAAATACAACAAAGCTAGAGACAGCCTTGGAAACAGAAACCGCTTCAAGAGAACAAGCGGAAAATAATTTAAGAGTACAATTAGAGGCCGTTGGAAAACTTACTGAAGCAAATAATGAAATGCAGGCAGAAATGGATGACTACTTGTCTATCTTCAAAAGGCATGATCTCACTAGACTCGCCCGAGCAAAGCCCGGGATGGTGGAACCGCGTATTAACAACGGCACAAAAAAAGTTTTTGAACAGATAGAAAAAGACAGTGAAGAGGTGCAAAATGCGGATATTAACTAGTTTTTTAACTATACTATTTTTATCTGGGTGTTCTTTTTTGAAAAATGACCCTCTACCAACCCCCGAGCCGGTCATAAAAACTGTAACAGAATATAAAACACTGGATATCTATCAGCCTCAACTTCCTAGAAAAATAGATTTACAGGATGTAGAATTTTTTGTAGTAACTGAAAAAAATTTAGAAGAGCAAATTGCTCGTATCAGTAAAATGCAGGACGGAACCTTTGTAATCTTTGGGTTAACTCCACAAGACTATGAAAATATGGCGTTTAATTTACAAGAACTTCGTAGGTATATACGCCAGCAGAAAGAAATAATTATCTACTATCGAGATGCAACAAAAGTAGAGCAGTAAACATGACAATACAAATAAGCAGGGCTGATATCACTGGTGATGCTCTGCATGACTTACAATCTGAGACACGCTTCCTCAAACTTCCAGTAGATCCATATTTGGAACTACTCGGCATTACACCGCTATCTTCTCAGATAGCAATTATAAATGCGATTAATAACCCTAAGTATAGATTTGTATGTGCCGCAGTGAGTCGAAGACAGGGCAAAACATACATCGCAAACATAATCGGCCAACTAGTCTCCCTAGTTCCGAATTCAAACATTCTTATAATGTCTCCTAACTACTCGCTGTCTCAGATTTCTTTTGATTTACAAAGAAGTCTTATCAAGCATTTTGATTTAGAAGTAGTAAAAGATAATGCAAAAGATAAAGTTATTGAGTTGAGCAATGGTTCAACCGTAAGAATGGGCTCAGTAAACCAAGTTGATTCCTGTGTAGGTCGTAGCTACGATTTGATTATATTTGACGAAGCGGCGTTGGCAGACGGACGTGATGCGTTTAATGTAGCACTTCGACCGACATTGGATAAGGATAATTCGAAAGCAATTTTTATTTCAACCCCAAGGGGCAGGAACAACTGGTTTGCCGAGTTTTTTGATAGAGGGTTTAATGATGAGTTCGCTGAATGGTGTTCAATACGGGCGACATATGTAGATAATCCGAGGATGAGTGAGCTTGATATTGCTGAAGCACGTAAAAGTATGTCGGAAGCAGAATTTCGACAAGAATATGAAGCAGATTTTAATACTTATGAAGGACAAATTTGGAATTTTGACCACGAAAAATGTATCGCTAACAATGAGGCATTGGATACCACTAATATGGATGTATTTGCTGGCCTTGATGTCGGTTACCGTGATCCTACTGCTTTTTGTGTAATTGGTTATGATTGGGATGAAGAACAGTACTATGTATTAGATGAGTATCTTGATGCAGAAAAAACAACGGAACAACATGCCGCTGAAATACAAACATTGATGCAGAAATGGGATATCGATTTTATTTATATTGATTCCGCAGCACAGCAAACTCGATATGACTTCGCTTTACAATACGATATTTCAACAAGCAACGCTAAGAAATCTGTGCTGGACGGTATTGCACATGTAGCTGCGATTGTAGACAATGACAAATTATTTGTCGATCAACGATGCGCTGAGACCTTGTCATGCTTAGATCAATACCAATGGGACCCAAATCCTAATTTAGCCAAAGAAAAACCAAAACACAATAGAGCATCTCATATGGCAGACGCGCTTCGTTATGCATTGTATTCGTTTGAAACAAGTCAGAGTGGCTTCTAACAACCCCTAACCAAAAATAATGTTTGACAATTTATCTTACAGAGGCTATAATGCAAAGTATGAAAAAGCTCAAAAGAGACCCTGTGAAGTACATAAGGGACCGAGCAAAATCAAAATATAAAAAAGACAATGAGTGTTACATTTGTGGAACAGAAAAAGAACTAGACTTCCATCACTTTTACTCTCTCGCCCCTCTTCTTCGTAAGTGGCTGAAGGAAAAAAGCAAAGAACGGCCCGCGCACTATACAGACGAGTATATTGTAATATGGAGAGACGAATTCATAGAAGATAACTGGGCAGAGTTATACGATCATACAGTTACTATATGTCATGCACACCATAGAGAGTTGCATAAAATTTACGGACGAAATCCAGGACTTGGAACAGCGACTAAACAAATGCGCTGGGTAGACATTCAAAGAGAAAAGCATGGCATGGTATAATTTTTGGAAAAGAGATGAAGATTTAGAAGAAAAACTAAATCCTGCTCAAATACTTGATAACCAAGTATCCGAACACTCTCGTGAGTTTACAACTTCATACGAGAGAATGTATGAGCAGTTAGAAGTAGTAAATCGCGGCGTAAACATGATTGTAGATGATTGCGCTGAAATACCTGCTGCAATTAGTACTCAAGGAGCTTTTCGAGGAGTAGTAACTGGAGTAAAAAGAGGTAAAGTAGATGAACTACTAAATAGAACTCCTAATCCTTTTCAAGATATAAATAGTTTTAAGCGTAATTTAATAACTGATTATTTGCTTGATGGAAATATTTTTATTTACTTTGATGGTGCACATTTATATCATCTGCCTGCTGATAAAGTAGCTGTAAAAGCAGACGCACAAACTTTTATAGAAAAGTATACTTTGCAGGATATTGACTACAAAGTAAATGAAATTATTCACATAAAAGAAAACTCATTTTACTCTATCTATCGTGGGGTCTCTAGGCTTAAGCCTGCAATGCGAACAATGCTACTTATGCGAGATATGAGAGATTTTCAAGATAACTTTTTCAGGAACGGTGCAGTTCCTGGTTTAGTATTAAAGTCCCCGAATACTCTATCAGAAAAAATTAAAGAAAGAATGATACAGTCCTGGACATTACGATATCGTCCAGACTCCGGAGGTAGAAGGCCTCTAATATTAGATGGCGGATTAGAAATCGATAGTTTTTCTAACATAAATTTCAAGGAAATGGATTTTCAAAATGCTTGTTTAGAGCATGAAAAAATTATATTAAAAGCTCTAGGAGTACCTCCAATATTATTAGATTCTGGTAATAATGCAAATCTTCGTCCAAATATGAGATTGTACTATCTTGAAACAATTTTACCAATTGTTCGGAAAGTTAATTTTGCAATGTCCAGATACTTTGGATTTAATATTACAGAAGATGTTACGGATATTCCCGCACTTCAACCAGAATTACGAGATGCAGCAGCTTACTATACTGCTCTTGTTAATGGAGGAATTATAACAATTAATGAAGCTCGTGATCAGCTGGGCTATGAAACCATAGAAGGCCAAGACGAGATTCGTGTTCCTGCAAACATAGCAGGAAGCGCCGCAAATCCTGACGAAGGAGGCCGGCCCCCAGTAACGGAGGAAAGTTAAAGATGCCAGTAAGTAATAAACGTAGAAAAGTTATTATGGCTCGTCAGCTTGCAGAGTTTTACCGCGCAAAAGGTAAGATTCATACTTATGACGAGTATGATCGAGAAGACACTAAGCCGATCAGACTTAATAACATTATTAAAATGTTTAGAGGGTATGACATTATGCTAAAAATGTTACCGATGGTAGACCCTACAATTGAGGCGGATCTCGCGCCCAAGCCAAAGGCTGCTCCTAAGCCTAAGACGAAGGTAAAGAAAGATGATTCAAAAGACATTTAATTTAACTTCAACATTTAAGAGCGAGCCGCAGGAAGATGGCTCTATTATGGTTCGTGGAATGGCCAGCACAAGTGAATTTGATCGTGCTGGAGACTCTATTTCTGCTGAAGCATGGACTAAAGGGGGTCTTGGTAACTTTGAAAAGAACCCTATAATTTTATTTAATCACGATTACAACCGACCGATTGGCCGAGCAACAAAAGTTACTCCCACAGCGGACGGGCTACACATGGAAGCAAAAATTAGTAAACATGCTGACTGTGCTAATTTAATCAAAGATGGTGTCCTTGGAGCGTTTTCTGTCGGTTTCAAAGTCAAGGATGCTGATTACCTTGAGGAAACCGACGGACTAATGATTAAGGACGCTGAGTTGTTTGAAGTATCTGTTGTAACGGTACCTTGCAATCAAGCAGCTACTTTTTCTCTAGCGAAGTCATTCGAGTCTAAAGAGGCTTACGAAGACTTCAAGAAAACTTTTAAAAGCGAGGAAGATTCCTCTTCAATGGAGACAGATATGTCGGAAGAAACAAAAACTCCCGAAATCGACCTAGACGCT